AAAATAAGTACTGGCTCTTTCTAACTAGGGAGTGTTAGCTGTGGTTAGAACTTCCAATACTTATAAAACAAAGGCTCTATGTAACGGCAGAGGTCAAAGACTATACTTACAACTTCCTTTGTTTAGTACAAGGGATAATAGAAGGGCAGTGATTCGTGGCAGACGAAGTGCTTCCAAATATGCCTTACTCTCCTTGTATTAATTATTATACCTTATCTTTTTTCTTTGTCAGTTTTTTAACGATTTGTTTCACAATGGGTTTGACTGCATTAAGTAATAGTGGAGTACTGGCAGCAACCAAGCCAATAACAGCAGTAGATACAATAGTAGAAACTTCTGGAATGTACTGATCTTTGAAGGGAACGTCTTCATAAATCGTGGTGCATATAGTTCCATCTTCGCTTCTTTCATGCCCTACGACACGTTCCAAACGCTTTTCGTTACGAAAATCTCCTACTCTCTGATCTTTCTTACCAGGACACTCTATAAATACATCATCTTTCTTTTCTTCTTTTGGTATTTCAGCTTGAGGCGGTTTACCTTCTGGTAATTTATCTGGTTCTTCATTAACAACAGCAGCTTCCTCAACAATAATCAGTTGATCTGGCTGATAATTAATCGGTATAAAAGACGGATATGGACAATTACTTACAACTCCGTTTGGATCGTCTATCAATAAATTTCTATTACCTGTATTCTTGACATCTCTATGAAAATATTTACAACCTATAGTTTCTACATTTACAGGTTCATATCCTGGTAAAGATACTTGTGGAACGTAAACTTCTGGTATTTCTATGTTTGGTATATTTATTTCAGGTATATCAATCGTAGGCATACTTAGGCATTAAAACCTCTATATCAGAATGACATTTTGGACAAGAAAGATTAGTAATCATTGAATAATCATCTTGTAAATGAGGTAAACAGTTCTCATCAATGCTTTGATCTCCGCCCCATATCAACTCAGTTTTACAGTGCCAACAGTTCATAATTTCATCTTAGGTAAAGCCATAGATGGTCCTGTTGTTTTTGGTAATGCGTTATCCATTACGTTAGGCAACATACCTTTTACATTACCCATGACCTGATTCATCATCTTTGCCTTGAACTGCTCAGATGTTACATACTTGTAACCCATGTAAGAAGCACCTAAAGTGCTGGTTATAAGTACAAATGAAGCTATACTTAAAATGTTGGCAATTTTTTGAAACATATGATTAAAGAAGTAGTTAACAAAATGGTAGCACCACTTACATTTATGACGCTATTTCTTCTGATTGGGTTGATGCCTCTGTATCTGATGGCTGCAATGCTTCGGATGAGTTTTGCTCCGCAATCTGCTGTTCCAAAATCTTCATTGCACCAGTGATTTCATGGTATGCAATGCTTAACTGGTCACGTTCCAGTTTTAATTGTTTTAATTTTTCCTGTAAATCCATAATTATTCGTAAACTTTTTTACCTGTGACAATAGCAGCATCTATGGCTGTAAAATCTTCACTTGTCCAGATAGAAGTTGTTCCATCAAGTTTTTTATAAGCCTTAATAATTTCAAGATGATCCACGTTTCTTTTAATACGATCTTTCCATTCTGCATCTGTTTCACCAGCATTTGCAGAGGTATCTGTATTAATTAGCGTGACGCTATCACCAGCAGCAGAAAAGATTGCTGCGATTTCATCTGCGGTTCTTTCTTCCATAATTAGAAATAAATTTGTTTACAGTTTACCCTGCTTCGAGGGCTGTGACTTTTGCTGATAATTCTTGTATTGCTTTTACTAATACAGGAATAAGTTTACTTTGTTTGGCTTCTAATTTATCTGGGTTATTGTCCATGACTAAATCTAGATATTCTGATCCTTTTTGTGCTTCTTGTAATTCCTGTGCAATAAAACCAGCCCTTATAGTGCCATCTTTACTTGGTACACCTTCTCTGGTTTGCCATTTAAACTTACGAGGTAAAAGACCATTTATAAAGTCTAATCCTACAGGTAAATCTACAATATCTGTTTTATCTCTTCGGTCAGATAAAGAACTAATAGAAGTATCAGCACAACGTAAACTGGTAATACTAGCGTTACCTAGAGTAACTTCATTGCCTGCAGTTGCAGACGAAGGTTGTGCATTATATCCTAAACAAACATTATTACTACCTGTAGTTATGTCGTCTCCAGCAAACGCACCACAAGCTGTATTTAAAACTCCTGTTGTACCTTCCTTAAGTGCATGATAACCAAACGCTGCATTATAATAAGTACCAGCTGCTTGGTTATAAGCAGCACCATTACCAAAAACAGCGTGACCATATCCAGTAGTGTTTGAGTATAATGCGTTTACACCACAAGCGGTATTATTATTACCTGTAGTATTGGAACGCATACATGACTTACCTATGGCCGTAATTGAATATCCAGTTGTAGTACTAAATGCGGCGTCTGATCCGATAGCAGTATTATATTCAGCACCACTGTTGCTATATAAAGCAGTATAACCAACGGCTGTATTTTGACTATGAGTTGTGTTTGCATTTAGAGCATAACCACCAATAGCCGTATTTGATGCTCCAGTTGTATTTGCAAATAAACTTTGATAACCCATAGCGGTATTATTATTTGCTGTAGTATTTACAAATAAAGCACCATGCCCCATTGCTGTATTGTTAATTCCAGTTGTATTAGCACTTAAAGCGTGTTTTCCAACCGCATTATTATAACTAGCTGTAGTATTGGCATCTAAAGCGTTTGCACCAATAGCCACATTATCTTGTCCTGTTGTGTTTGCTGTTAAAGCTGAAGAACCAAGAGCTACGTTCTCTCCTCCAGTTGTGTTTGCTGCTAAAGCGTTAGTTCCACATGCAGTATTGCCAACTGCCGTTGTATTATCAACTAAAGTTCTATAGCCTACCCCTGTGTTGTTGTATCCAGTAGTATTATCATACATGGATTGCCAGCCAATAGCTGTATTAGCGTAACCTGTCGTATTTTGGTATAAAGCGTTTGCACCGAAGGCAGAATCATAATATCCTGTGGTGTTATAAAACATTACTGCCGTACCAAATGCCGAATTATTATGTCCTGTTGTGTTTGATAACAAAGTAGCAGAACCGCTTCCTGTGTTAGATGCTCCTGTTGTGTTCGCTCCTAAGCAATTTCTTCCTACTGCGGTGTTGTCATTGGCTGTAGTATTAGCATCTAAGGCACCAGATCCCACCGCTACGTTGTTAGTTCCAGTTGTGTTTGCTAATAGTGCTTGCATGCCAAGTGCAGTATTATTACTTGCTGTCGTATTGTTATACAAACTCATAAAACCTACAGCAACATTTGTACTACCAGTTGAGTTGCTGTACATACTGTCAGCACCTAAAGCTGTATTTTGTTGCCCAGTTTCGTTTGCTTGTAATGATCTATAACCAATTCCAGTTACGTTAGATCCAGTTGTGGTTGAATCTACAGATTGTGCACCTACAGCAGTATTATTATCGCCAGTAGTAATGGAAGTTCCAGCGTTCTTACCAAATAATGTGTTATAGAGTGCGTTATTGCCACTAAAACTAGAACCCGCACCTGTTCCAGCTACAGTGTTATCTTGACTATCACTTGTTACTCCTCCACTGCCATCCGCAAATTCAAGTTGCCCAATAGCTGTTGAACCCGATCCAGATATACTTTTTACTTTTAAAAATTTATCAGCAGCAATTTGATTATCAGGTAATTTTATTGTGTAGGACTGACTAGCTGAATGATCAGGTGACTCCAGTTTTACACCATGACTATTTTGTGAACAGTTAAGCTGTATCTTTCCATTCGTACTGCTACCATCTCCTTTTACCTCTACTAAACCTGTTCCATTTGGATTTAACTTGAGATTTCCATTAGATGTAGATGTATTTAACTCGAACGCCTGCAAATCAAGGTTACCCCCGAGTTGCGGGGAAGTGTCATCAACTACGTTTGATATTCCACTCGCACCACTTAATGATCCCCAAGCACCATTGTTATATCCTTCAAAACTATTAGTTTCACTATTATGACGTATCATTCCAACAGCAGGGCTTCCATCCCTCTGTGCTGTCGTTCCACTAGGCAAGGTGATCGAAGAAGTAACATTGAATGTTGCTCTGGCAGTAAATGTATTTGCTGAAGATAAAGAAGCATGACCAAAGTTTGCAAGACTTACATCACCTAAACTTACAAACGCATTATTAGCAGCATTTCTAATTTTTAAAGTATTACCATCAATATGTGGAACGTAAGCTGCAACACCTATCGACATTTCACCAGAACCTTGATTCAAAGTACTGAGTGCACCAATTACCTGGTTTAATTTTGTTCGGACGACAAGACCTGTACCATTATCAACGGTAAAACCTGATCCTCCAGTATTATCAACTCTTGCCATTTAAAAAACAGTAATTTTTCTTAGTATATCTGTTTTATCCACCTTTACCAAACCCAACAGCAGTAAAGTTAAAGTTTCGATTTATTGAACTTCCAGAACTATCTTTGAAATGCACAGTAAAGCCTGTCGAACTAATATTAGTTAATTCAAAAATATCTCCAGATGACATATTTAAAGCTGTAATACCCACAGATGGTAAATGTGAATTTGCACCCAATAAACTGCTAGTGCCAACAAAGAAAGGATGGTCAAAGGTAACATTCTTAGCACCTGCACCAGATGCAATAGCTGTTGCATTTTGTTCTGTTCTTCTCTGCAAGCTGGCAGTATAACCTAATTCAGTCACTTGTATATCCTGTGCTGGATCTCCAGAAGTTAGATTTGCTCTAAACTGAAACCCTCTTCCTCTATAAGTTCCATTAGCAAATTTCTGAAAATCTGTATAAGTAGGTGAACCAGAATTGGGATCATCTGTTGTTACTCTGACAAGCATTTCAGCGTTTACATCAACAGAAGAAGTACCATCAAAGTCTTGAATATCGTCAATAAGACCTCTATTATCTATCAGATCATTTGGATAGACAGCCTGTGATTTAACGTGTTTCTTAAGATCAAGAGCAAAAACACCTCCCAAATCTAAAGTAGTACCACCAGCCGTTCCACCAAAATCATAAGTACCGGAAGAACTTACACCCCCTAAATCATCAAGACTTGCTTCTGCATCAAAGTCAGTTACATCATCAATCTGACCTGTACCACTAAGGTTTATAGAATTACTACCAGAATCAAAATTTACATTTGATTTAGTCCCTTGAAATTTAGGACTGTCCTGATCTTCTCTTCTTGTCTGAGTAGTTAATGAAGGTTGTGCTTCTGGTAAATCAATAATTACACTTGTTTCTCCAACGCTGAAACGTCCACCATCATCTTGTGTTTTAAGTATTACCTCACCTTCTAAAATTGGTATTTCCGCAGAAGTTGTATTTCCAGCTAATGCTTGAATCAAGTCTGTAGCATTTGAAAATGTTCCAGTGCCGTCTGATACAGGTGTATGTCTTACATAAATACGGCCACCATGAATCACATCAACATCTGTAGGAAGATTCCATCTAAGTCTCATCAACTTATCTGTAATAGGTTCAAAAGTCAGACCTGTAATATCAGCAGGAGGATCTGTTTTACCAACAGCCTCAAAAGTAATATCACTGGAAGTCGCACTTATTTCCAATAAAGCGTTATAACTGAAAACTTGTATTTCATACGTTCCAACAGATGTATTAAATATTTCAAAATCAGGAGATGAAACTGTGGTTGAAACATAATTACCATTATTAAATCTATAGTTGACCTGGTACTGGGTAACACCTGTCACTGGTTGC